TCCTTTTCCGAGCCCAATCCCCGCCCAGGAATGAAGGGTTTTGGCTTTATGACCTAGAAGCAAGGCTGCACAACCGGTAAGGGCGCACATTTGGATACGAGGCAGTCGAGGATTGGATTCGCCATTGGACAACTTTAGCCGCCGCATCATGCCTGGAAAGTCCGTATCGATAATAGACAATAAATAACTTTTTCCGACGCCGGCTGGTCCTAAGAGTGCAAGATTATCTCCTTTTAGCAAGAAGTCAAATGCCATACGCTGTTCCGCATTGAGAGTATCCATTTGAGGTATCCTTTTCAGAAAAAAAAAAGATAGCTCAATTTTATATTTTTACACTATCTCACGATTCATCTTGGTGATTTTAGCAGGGTATTCAATAATGAGATGGTTTCGATTACCCCCCTCATCTTCGAATTCATACACGTTTTCACTGATAAATGTGAAATAACCGACAAAGATTCCTCCATTTTCATGTGACGTAAGAATCGCACCTGTCATTGGAACTTCCCCTGGATCTAGGCGGTCAATATAGAGTGAACGGTAGGATTGTAAGGCATATTCATGATGTGAACGGGCGCGCTCCCATGAATGCTTTTCGCATCGAACATAACATTGTTTCTCTTCGAGCATAGCAACTCTGCTTGCTTCGGATCGACGATTTCAATTTTTATTGATTACGCCCTGATCCAAGATCGAGCGAAGCGAAGAGCCAAATGAACTCTCCCCCGTTTGTTCGATCTCCTTTAATGCTGCAGTATGCAGTTCATCAAGGACTTCATCGAGATCTCGTATCACACCGTCAATTGTGATCCGAATCTGTTGTGCACATTGTTGTTGAAGTCGTTGTAAGCCAAGAAGAGCATTATTGTGTGTTGTCTCAATAGTTTGCATGATACCCAGAATCTCATCAAAGTCTTCATCCAGATCGTAGTCCGACTCTGAATCCGACATAGTTATCTATCGCGAACATGGTTTAGACTAGGTATAAGGCGATGCATGAAAGGCAAGAAGGCTAACTGGAGTATGATAGGAGATTGTTCCTACCATCGGAATACTACCTTTTGGATCCTTTGCAACCCAAGAAACAAACCAATGTGCGGGCATGAACAGTCCATTTCCTGGCCGTAAGATAATGTCGATGTATTTTACATCAGACAAGAAAGGTGTATCCTTTGCTGTATATTCAGGGGGGAAGGTATCAAGCCAGGGCGCAGGAAGGGCATTCTCTACATTCTCGAGCATGATACTGACGATAATTTCACCGTCTAGAGGAAAGAAATAGGTCCATGTGGCAATCGTTTTTCGGAGACCGACTTGGCCGGCCCAGCAGTGATATCGCGGATACCACCAGGCGCCCATAAATCGTGGAATAATCAAAGGGTGAAGCCATTTTGTAGCCCATACCGACATGCCCGATGCGGATGCAATGATTTCAGCTTGTTTGTATTTCCAGGGACAGGTAGAAGAGGCATTCGCCTGTGATACCCACTCTACGAGACTTATTTCTTGAAAAATGGGAATATTGGAATAGCAAGGGCGAGTAAGTACATCGTCTACATTCCAGAACGTGGCAGGTGGTGCACCTCGTATAACGAGTGGAATTTTTTCCTGGAGAAGAGTGGACAACTTATCTTTTTGTGCCCATTCCATTTGATTAATTCGAAATTCGCATACCGCTTGTTTGTAAAAGAAGGTAAGGATAATAAATAGAACACCCAATACCAAAAGAACCTCCAACATCGGAGCGACCCTATTGTCTCGCCGTATCAAAAAAAGTAAATTGTCACGCATTAGGTTTTTGTTGAACGGCGTGTGGTGGCCAGCGTGGGTCGGGTATGTAGTAATAGGGGCTTCTTTCGACGAGTGGCGGCAAACATACGTTTGGGGTTGTCCTTATGCTTCTCTAGCAGAGTGGATACAAGGGCTGGTTTTGGAGGTTCTACAACAGATGGCTGTGCTAAAGGCTGTGCCAATGGTTGCGCTAAAGGTTGCGCTAAAGATGGGGATTCCGTAGGAACTGGTTTAGGAAGAAGCAATTGTAAGGCTCGCTCAATCCATTCGGAAGGAAGTGTACCTGTTTCGGCAGTACTGGCATAAAACCCGTCCTCTGCAGAAACAACCTGTTGAATAATATGATTGATCTTCTCTTCCAATGCGTCCACATCTTTAATGACATTCAATGTTGTAAACACATGAATCCAGGCGGTCTGATACTCGGGTGGATAGACCTTCAATAAAAGCTGCGTATCCATGGCAAATCCATAACGAAGACCAATTTCGGAAAATTGTGTGTGAAGATCGACGGTGAACGATGCGGTTTTTACCTGAGTACCCGCGAGGATTACATTTTTTTGGACAATATCTTCTAATAGAATGTAACACCCGTAGAGATGATTTTGCAAACGTAAGGAGTCCAGTCCGCGAACGGAAGAAAGAAAGGCACGAATTGCGTCACATAGTGGATCCATTTTCTACTAGACACCCGTCTTCTACATATTATAATTTATCGCAGAGCATAAACTATGCCCTGTATGATTGATAGTAAGACGATGTCATATCAGATCGAATTTTCAAAAGGTTCGGTGCAATTGAATGCGGAACAATATCGCGTCGTCACCAGCCCGCCGACCGAAAATCAGCGCATTCTGGCCTCTGCAGGATCCGGTAAAACAACCACGATTACCGCACGAATTGCCTATTTGGTAGAGGAATATGGTATGGATCCGAGTCGAATTCTATTGGTCTCCTTTAGTCGATCCGCGGCACAAGAAATGATCCATCGGATTCATCGATTGATGGGGCCAGTGAATATGTATGCAGGAACGTTTCACGCCATCAGTTCGCAGATTTTGAGGGAACATGCGCCAGGAAGTGTCGTAGATCAGCCGTTTATTGATGAATTGCCGTATCGTCTCGTCAAATGGCTACAAAGCGAAAAAGGCATCAAATGGTCCAAACGGTTTCAAACCATCATTGTCGATGAATTTCAAGACATTAACGACATTCAGTGGGAGATTCTAAAAGGATTCTATCATGGAAATACTACCATGTCGATTGTAGGCGATGATGCACAAAATATTTATACATGGCGAGGATCGTCGGTGGATTTCATTTTGAATTTTCATGAGCATGTACCGAATGTTCATGATTATCAATTGTGTATGAATTATCGATCCACAGAATCCATCGTTACGATCGCGAATTCTGTTATGCGATTTATTCCGACATTGCCTTTTAAAGAAAAGATGATGGCAAATACGAAAGGGGGGCGAAAACCAGAAGTCCATTTCTTTTTCCGATCGTCGGACGAATCCGATTGGATCGTAAATTCCTTGGAAAAGATGATCCGTCAATTGCCCGATCTAACTTTTGCTGTCCTGTCGCGATACAATTCGGATCTGTTTCGGATCGAGGAGCGTCTTCACCTGAAAGGCATTCCGTATCGTCTATGTACCAGTTACAGCCCTGATTCTTCTGGAAAACCAAATAAAAGTCGGATCACATTGGCCACGATCCATGCCAGCAAGGGGTTGGAATGGGACGTAGTATTTTTTATGAATTTACACGACGATGTCTTTCCTGCGCGCAAATCGGATCAAGATATCATTTGCGAGCGCCGTCTATTCTATGTAGGAGTGACACGCGCCAAACGAGGACTCTATTTAACGTATTCGAGACAAGAACGATCTCTATCTCGCTTTGTTCGTGAGATTCCGCGCCCCTTCCTTCGTTATCATAATGTAGCGTCGTTCAAACTGAGCACGGTGGAAGGGATCGATGCGCTAATGAGTATTGATGATATGATTCGTGGACTAGACGGGGCGGATTGGAATACACTACGAGATCAAAATAATGTTCCACGAATCGAGCGACAGACGACAGAATCGATTTTTGGGTTTGGACAATTTTTCTCATTGCCCGATTGGGTAAAAACACACGATGTCCGAGAAACATGGTTTGAAATGCTTCGACTCATTACACTTCGAGAATGTGCACGGTATCAAAACAAACTCCACGAATTGTGCACTCCTGAGATTCAAGAAGGATTGCTGACCCTTCGTATTTATCGAGAGGACATTGAGTTCTGGCAACAATATGAAGCCGAATTCGAGCATCTCGTTCGTCGATTTATGAAACATACGACCCAAATGCCGGCAATTGAATATGCAAGTTTGGAGTCATATGTGCATGAGAAGCTTCCTCATTTGGAATGGTCGACACAAGATATGTGTCATGCCCTGGTGGTATTGGCAAAAATACGCGGTCAGCTTCGTCCGTTACGGTATAGAGGATTCGATTTAGATGAATTCTCATTTGGCGTAGTACGTAATTCGGTTCCGACGGAGTTGCGCCCTGATGTTCTTTCGAGCTGGCATGCCCTCATTGACCCGTCCAAGAAGACCTGTGACATCATGGGAGATATGTGGCGCATTGCGGCTCTTCCATCCGTGATTGAAGGCCGTAATATTCCATTGTATCAATATGTGTCGATTATTCCGTTGTTACAGCAACCAGAACAACAAACCATTGTACATGCTCTCTCATCCGCCTTGCCGGTATGGATGGCGACCCAAGAGAATCCAACGTTTCATTTTTTATTTGATGTAGAGGGCATTCGTCCGATCCAGTTTGACATTTTAACGGAGAAATGCGCGTATGATGTATTTTTTGATCCCAAGTTTGTACCAAGCAATGAAGATAAGATTCGACTACTCTTGAAACAATATGTCTATGAAGAAACATTTGATCGCGCATTGGAATCGATTGGGTTTTTGAATGTGGCAACAGGACTCATTTTACAATATGAGGTGTCGTCTACCACACGGGAGCAGCTGAGCCACTTGTGGCAATACCTAGAACGGAAGTATCACCTGGTAGATTCGTAACGGTTCGCAAACGATGCATTGGGCGATTCGGGTGATTCGGAGGGAGGGCGCCACCAGGCTGAGTGAAGGGGCCGCGAGCTTTGACGGCTTGAACGGTGGGAACGACGGAAGGAACATCACCGTGTGGCATGGGTTCACCTTGTGGACGTCCATCCGGTAATGCGTAGAATTTTTCTGCACCATAACGATCCTGTTTGGTGGGATTATTGAAGAGACGTCCGCTGCGCTGAAAGTACATCGTATCGTTCGATGTGCGGCAACTATATCCGTCGGAGCGAAGAAGAGCCTGGGGCATGGAGAGTTCGGAGACGAACGAGTTGGACATGGCTTTGCGGTCGGGGAGGGTACTTCCGCTGTTGTAGAGATCACTCGATTGCTTGGGAATGTACTTTGACGTGGGACACCAGGTATCGAGAGGCTGATCCAGGGTGCGAAGAGACGACTCTTTGTCAATGGCGGCGGAGTAACGACCGGGCGGATAGAATTCACCGCCCATGGGAAATACCATGTCTTTGGGAGGCATCGGTGCGGGCGTGGCAGGTCCACTGGTGACATAGTTTTTACAGACTTTGACCCATGGACGGAAATCTTGGGGAAGCGCCACGTTCTGTTGGGGGAGAATGTGACGGAGCATTTCCGTAGGATCCCAGTGGGTTCGGAGACACACTGGAGGGAAAAGATTTCCTTCAACGTTTTGAAATGGATACTGACTAGCAAACGGCGAGGGAGGCTGGCTCATTACTTAGTGGACTCTTTTTTTATACCAAAAACATACAGTATAGCACCATTCATTAATTGTTAGGATTATCCATATGTGTATAGTAAAGATATGGTGTAGAGTCTGGATTGGTGGGAACAGGCACAGTAGGACGGTTGCTCCAACCGAGATTCTGATTCACATACCCGATTTGTTCATCGATTTGAAAGGTTGCATTCCATTCGTTGATGCTAAGAAAATAGGGTAAATATAACCAGGCGGGCGTCATTGCTTCATCGTCGTAATAGATTTTAAAATCGAGATGATCCAGTTTACCTAGTGCATTCTCAAACACCGTTGGATTCTGAATCACCGTTTGTGATACACCTGTATTTCCAATTTCCGCCATTAAAATCTTACCTGATATGAATCGCACTTGTCCTGTTCCTTCATTGCTAATATTATAATTTTCAGGCATCGTTAAATCCATGTTATTGAATCCCTGCTCGTCATTAATTTGCATTAAATAGTTTAGATTACTGGTGGAGGTGATCTGTGCAATCGTACTAAATACATTAAATTCCATAGGGGTGGTATTCAATAATCCAAGACGGTAGTTAAGAGAGTTGATGACCGTATTTACGGGTACACATGCATACCATGCATTGACTAAGGAATGAAGAGCATTGCAACAGGTCTGAACACATGTCTCGGTGCTCGCGGGCTGCAAGGTAGAATAGGTCTGAGCACGTAGACCCTGGCCAGGAATATAGAGACGCTGATTCGTCACGAAGGAAACGGGAATACCCTGATTTGATAAATAGGATTGATTTGCAATAAAGGACGATGGTAGTACATTATTGTATTTTGTAGAAACGTAGGTATGAAAATCAAGACGAACGGTTCCATGAATGCTTGAAATAACATTCGTTGTGCTTTGTACAATGCTATAATAACTCGACAGAGTACTGTGATAATCCGTAAAATTCGTAAATGACATGCGCATTCCCGTATAATTATTAAAAATACGCCCGATGGTGCTGGTATAGTTAAACATCGATGTAAAATCGGAATCTTGTTCAAGGGTGTCCAATGAAAAGGTGGATTCATTGGTTACATGATTACAACCGCCTGAATAGGAATAGTTTGATGCCAGGTGATATGTTCCGAGTACCGTGCTCAGATTTCGTTCCAAATGCGCAAGAATCGATTGATATCCTACGAGTTCATGTTTGAGGGTTTTAAAGGCATATAGGTCAAGATTCGATAATGCAAGTTCTTGATCCATAATGTATTGATGTTGTTTGGATAAGTCGCGCTGAATCGAGGTATTCAGTGAATCGTGTAAAATAGTGTATCGGCGTTCATTGGGATTGTATACCCAATTATATTTGTTGACGTTTCTAACTTCAAAGGTAAGATATCGTCGATAGGAATCAAGCGGTGCTTGATTGAGTTGACAAAGGGTGTAATACAGGGGACTATCTAGCCCTTGAAACGGCCCCATCACGGCATTAACCATATCATCGTATCCAAGGGTACCCGTTTGAAGAAAGGGCTGGGAACGACCCGTTGCGACCGCTTCTTTCAAAATAGGAAAGTAGTAGGCCGTAAAGGCGATGGCGTCGGTGATATTAGGCAACTGATCAATGTGTTGCTGTGTATAGTACGTATTCATGATATTTTCCTTCGTATGTCCACCATAACGTATATTATTAATGGGAGAGCAATAGGTGTCGCCTGGTTCATTAAATAATACGGAGATATCGCGTGTATGTTGAAAGATATCACGAAAGATGGA